TCATACAGCGTCTGCAGTTGACCGCCCGTGCCACCCGGAGGTCCGACGTAGTTCAATGCCGTCCCGCCTACCAGCACCAGTGCCGAGAGAAGCGTAACGGTTGATATGGCACCAGATTGCGGGGTGAGAGTCGCCGGCGTCGTGACGTTCCAGTCCCAATAGCCGGTCGGATCGATGATGAGAAGCCCCGAGTCCTCCCATTGTGTCGCCTGGGTAAGCCCGGAAGTGAGTCCCGTGATGATGAGCGTGGCGGCGAACGTCCCCATGTTCACCACATACCCGTTACCGGAATTCTTCCACACGGCGAAGACGTACTGCACATTATTGGCGTTGAACGTCTCAAGATACGAGGGCGGCCCGGTCTCGGCCGAGACCGTGACGAGCGCACTCGAACAACCGTCTACCGGGGAGAGATTCCCCGGAGCCAGCGGCATCACGTTCTCGAGCCACCAGAAGTCGCTATCAGCAATATTCTCGCGCGCCGGCAGGTTCGACATGCCCCCGTAATCGCGTAAGATGAACTGCGGATTTTGCCCGCCCGTTCGCATCTGGTTCGCTGGCCGGCTCATTCGTAGGCGTTCGGGATACGCCCGGTGTAGACGGAAGTGATCTCAAGGAGCTTACGCCGGTACTGCTGATTCAGCGTCTCGGCCTCACCCCACGACTGCGCGTTCATCTTGGCAAGGTAGGCGGCATACCACTTGATCGGATCTTGCGAGAGAGAAGGGATCGGATCGACGGTCACGTAGTCGGTGAGCGGGGTCGGAAGTATGATGGTGTCATACTCCATCGCATAGTTCTGATCCGGCGTCGGGCCTAAGAAGATCGAGTTATCTCCGTACACCGCCCAACACACGGGCTGTCTCTGGTAGGAACTCGCAATGAACGGCCGGTACCAGGTGGAAAAATCCCGCCAGGCACGCCAGTCGAGCGTGTAACGCTCGTTACCCCAGATCAACGCCACCTGCAGGAAATCATAGGTGTTGACATTGATGATCCCAACACCAAGCGTTGCGCCCGTGCCCGTGGGGTCGGAGATCACCGGGGTGGGGGCAGAAGAGTAGCCGCTACCGAAGCTCGTAAACGTAATGGTGTTGACCGCACCCCCGCTCTGAGTCAACGCAGCGGCTACACCACTACCCCCTCCGCCGGAAAAAGACACGGAAGGGGCGGTGTAGCCCGACCCTCCCGTGAGTATCGCTGCACCCGAAACTTGCCCGAAAATATATTGCTCTGTGCCCTGGGTGCAGTACGTCGGCTGCAGTGTGCGCAGACAGCCGGTGTCCATGACGAGCTGACGCCTCGCCTCGTTGATATACGGATCAAGCTGCGAGAGTGACCACTTGCGGTGCAGCGGATCATGCAGAACATCCGCAACCTGGAACTCGTAATCCGCAAGCAACGTCACTCATGCGATCTCGGAAGACGCCGCCTTGAGGGCCTTCTCCAGCGGCTTCTCCACTAAAACGGCTTCCGAGAACACAAATCGAGCGAGTTTGAGTATGCCTTCCTCATCATCAACCAGAGTCTTTTTTGCGGAGTCATACCTGGTGGCCCATCCGAGTCGCTGTAGCGTATTGGTCTTATCGAGGAGGTTCCATCCGAAGCAGTGCGTAGCAACTTCCTCGGAAATTGCCACCTTCTCGCCAGGTAGGAAGGTATACGACTCCCCGTCGTAAGCGTCCTCGTGCGGGAAGTCGTTGGTGTTGGTAACAAAGAGCATGCGTCCCATAGGTCAACTCCGGGATGATCGCCTCTTCGGTCTCTTGCCCGTGCGCAGGGACTTCCCCGTGCTGGCCTGACAGATAGCCGCGGCCGAAGATTTCCCGCGGCTACCCTTCAACTTCCGATAACAACGATCGACGGGTGTTCCGGTAGGCACCTGTTACAGCGACATGATGAACGCGGTGTCGTTCGCACCACCCATGACAGGAGTCTGCACGGCCACCGTCGTCACCGTACCCGCCGCGAGCTGCGTACCGAAGGCAAGCGTCACCGCGGCCTGCAAATTGACTCCACCGAAGGGACCAAGCGTCGTAACGCCCGTCGTTCCTGCCACAATCAGCGGCGGGTAGATCGGCACCGACACGGCCTTATCGTAAGCCGGGTTCGTGAGCACCGCGTTGCCCGCCACGAGTCCGCCGGCCACCACCCCGAAGGCGTTGGTGTAGCCCGCGCCCGGGGTCGTGTTCGTGATGCTCGCGATCGTCCAGTTCATGATAGACGTGATCGTGGGCGAGGGATTCGAGGAACCGGTATAGGTGAAGGTCGGAGCCGCCGCAACCGCCGTGCCGTAGAACGCCGGCCACACGAGCGTCACCGTCCCCGTACCCACCATTGCGTTGTTCGTCGGCGACGTCCAGCCGATCACCGCTCCCCCGCCCTGGGTGTCCCCCGGAGCGGGGACCACCGTCACGCCAGGCAATCCTAAGAGCCCCGCACCCTGCTGCGTCACCGTGATGGCGTTGATCGCACCGCCCGAGATCGTGCAGGTCGCGCACGGCAGGCAGTAGGGCTGCGCACCCTGGTTCGGCGGCGGGGAGAAGATGATCATCGGCGCGCGCTGGTAGTTCGAGCCTGCGCTCGCGGTCACGCCACCCACGGTAGCGGCGAAGGCGTTGTTCACACCGAAATTGCCGTTATAGACCGTGCCGGCGAAGCTCATCGTCGTGGTGCAGGCGCCACCTACGATCGCATTCCACAACGAGCCGCCCGCGCTCGGCACGATGTTGAACACCGTGTTGCCGAGAGTCGTGACACCGTTGACGATCGTGATCGCCTGGCCCTGGGCATTGTAGCCGTAAAACCCGTTGGTACCGGCCGAGCCTGCCGCCGTGATGAGACCCGCAACAGGGCAGCCGGTAGAGTTGGCGATGCGGTAGTTCGCCCCATCGCCTGAGACGATGTACAGACCCCAGGGGGTCGCATTCACCGTGCGCCAGTACTGCAGCCCGTAGTCGAAGATCTGCAGCACCGAGTACTGACCGCAGTGCACGAGGTACTGCCCCGAGAGGGTGTTATTCGAACCCAACTGCGGAGTCGAGATCGCGCCGAACTGCCCCTGCAGGCCCTGCCCCGGGGGCACCATGAACACCTCGCCCGCGGCGAGTGAGATCGGCAGCATCTGCGCCGGCAGGTTGACGAGCCCGGAAACTTTATTGAACGGCATGGGTTTTCGTCCTTAGATAGCGACGAACGTGAAGCCCGTGACGACGGTCGTCACCTTCGGCTTCGCCAGCACGAGCTCGAGCAGCGACAACACCGCCCCAATGAACCCGATCTGGTTGTTCGACAGAGTTGACTCGAAACCCGTGAACGCAAAAGCCGCGCGCTCATGGATGTAGAAAGCCAAGTACCCCGTATTCAGCAGGTAGAGTGTCCCCTCCGGCACGTACGGGTCCATATAGATCGGAACGCCCGAGACCATACAAGCGCGGAACGCTGATCTAGCGCCCCAGGGCTCATCGTCGAAACCCTTTTCAGGCGTGATGACGTACGACTCATTCGGTATGAAGTCGTTCTGCAGCGTCTGCCAGGTCGCCGGCCCCATGATCCCGAACGTCGGTAGCTCGCCGCCGTACTTGAAGGTGCCCGTGATGTACTGCGCCACCAGCGCGCGCGTCGGATTCACCGAACCTGCGGCGTAACGCTTGGCTTTCAGCCACGGGTTCGTCGTGCGCGACTGGTTGCCGTAGGAATTGGCGTTCGTGCCATCATCCACCGCCCCCGGCAAACCAACGATCATCTGCGTATTCGAGTAGTTGTTCAGAAGCGCCGTTGCCACTCCATCACAATACACGTTGCCGGCGTCGTTCATACGAGCGGCGAGGAGCGGGATGATCTCGTGCGCATCCTGAATCAGTCCCTCGAAGCCGAGGTACGGGATCGGGATCACCGCACCCTTGAGGTTGAATTCCAGGTTCGTAACCGCCGGCTGCACGGAGGGCTGACTGAACGAGCCGTCGTAACCGACCCACTGCAAGTTCACGAACTGCGAACCCTGCGCCGGAATCGTGACGCTCGAAACACCGCCAGAGGCGGGCTGAGAATTCGCGATCAGGGCTGCGGCAAGGGGACTCGTGTTGTAGAGCTGTACGACGAGCTTCTTGACGAAGGCGCGTCGCACAACATATTGAAGCTCCGCGCCGAGTGAGTTGACACCACCCGCCGGGATAACGCCTGTACCGAGGACCGGCATAATCGAATCTCCTGCAAATGCCCTCTACTGCCGGTCAACCAGTAAAGAGTGAGCCGTAAAACGCTATTGAACCCTCGCAGGCCCCAGGCCCGCCACTTTACCCTGAAGAATGTCGTTAAAGGCGCTGAACGCCTGCTCGAGCCCGATCTTATCGAGCTTCGCCTTGCTGCCGATCCCTGGCCCCCAAACCTCTTTTTCGGGCATGGAGTAGGTCGGCGGCATGAAGGTGGCCGGCGTCGGCTGCGCCGGCGTCGTAGAGGCGCGATACACCTTGGCCGCTGCCTCGTACGTCGGGATGCGCTCGTCGGGATTCTCAAGCACCATGAGTTTTTCAACTTCCAGGAGCTCGGCGTCCGAAAGCTTGTACTTCGACTTCACACTCGCACGCTGCCGCTCGATGCGATCGCGAACGTCTCGCTCGAGCAACTGATGCTCTAGGCTCTCAATCTTCTTGCCCTGCTCCTTGATCTCCCCTCGCACTTCATCCTTGGCATCGATCTCAGGGATGACGAGCTTCGGGTTCACTTTCTTCAGTGCCCGCTGCATCACCTCGCGCGTTTCGCGATTCGAAAGGAGCGCGGCGAGCAGTTGATGATTCGGCTCCATCTCGCGTGCGCGCGCCAGGAGCTGATCCGTGGTGAGATCTTCGAGTGAAGGCATGAGTTAACTACCTCGGCCGCCGCCGGGCTTGGAAATCTTGAGGGGATTCACCTGAGCCACGCGTGCGGGCTTATCGAGTCCGCCGTGCTCCGCATAGCGCGGCTGGTTGATGATCTGACCGTTTTCCTTCTGGGGATCGGTCGGCTTGCGAAGTCCCTCGGTGGAGGGATCGAGATACCGATTCGGCACGTTACGCTCCTGCTGCCGCAGGTTGCTGCGGCTTTGCGCCCGCTTGGGCCATTTGCTGCTGAATCATCTTCTGTACGTCCGTTCCGCCTCCCATCTGCGGGAGGTTCCTGAACATACTCAACACTTCAGCCGGCACTAAATCCGAGGAGTCGCGCTTGGCGACGAGTCCACTCAAGGATTTAAGGGCTGCGAGAATCTTGCCACCTTCGGCGGACTCTGACCCAAAAGCGGGGAGCGCCTCTTCGAGCATGTTAACCGCGATGTGCACGTTTGTCGCGGCTGCGGCTTTTAAGCCCTTCTTCTCCTGCGGCTTCCCCATCGGAGCCGCTTGGGGCGGAGTCGTCGGCGGACCGCCCGCCTGGCCCCCCGGAGTCGGTGCTTGCGGCTGCGGCGGGCCACCACCACCCCCGCCCGCTTGCGCCATCGCCTGCTTCATCACTTCTGGCGGTGCACTCAAATTCGCTTGCCCCTGCGGCGCTTGCGCTCACCCGTGTGTCTTCCGGGCATCAGAGTCTCCTTGAGGCCTTACGCCGCTGACGTTTGCGTGCGTAACGTCCACCGCCGCCGCGCTTACCCGCCGGGAGTATCATACCCGCCGCGCAGGCGTGCGCCCCTTGCGCTGCTTATTACGAGCGTAACGTCCGCCGCCGCCGCGCTTACCCGCCGGTAGGGGTGCCGATGCCATTCAAAACCTCCGTTAGAGGGAGAGGCGGGAGATTGCGGCCCCCGCCACCCGATTCTATTCCTCTCGCGAGGGCCTACTTGCGCTTGTGCCGACGATGCCGACGAGCCATGCACCTCTCCTTTTACCGATGGGCCACTTTTTTACACGTCGAGGGAGCAGCCATACCCTCAGTCAAACCTTAGCCCCGTGACTTCGATCGCGACGTCGCGGGACGTTTCATCCGAATGCCCATCCGCCCGGACGGGGACTTGTTGAAGTTGCGCTTGTAGCCGTGGCCGGGTTGATGCCCGCCGGTCGCCTTCTTCGCACGGTCGATCATCATTTCTTGGCCCCTTTGCCGCCACCTTGGGCTTGCATTTGCATTTCCAACTTCCTCGCCTCGATCTCCTGCTTCTCGATCACCTTCAGGTCTTCTTTGAGCTCCTGCAGGTTCGGCGGATCAAACATATCAAGGAATTTCTCGCGGTTGATCGCCTTCGCCTCGAGCAGTGTCACCGCATCATGCTTGCGATCCTCTACGAAAATCGGGCTGGAAGAGTGAGCATCAACCTTCACTTCGTAGTCCCTTGTAAATTGTTCCGGTACAAAAGGCAAATCTTTCCCTTCTACCTTGGCGACTAAGCGCTGCTCGGAGTGATCCTGAACGGAGCGCAAAATGAGTCCGGCGACGTCTTCCGCGCACTCCTCCGCGATGATGGCCCGCTCCTTGGGACGGGACGATCCTAAGCGTGCCATGAGGTCCGCCTGGCCGCGCGAACGCACCCCAGGCTCCCCCTTGCCCTGTAGCACATGCCCGATGCTCGCGATGTCA